GCGGACGGCACTGTGAGCGCAAGGAGATGACCGAAGCAGCATACGCTGCCGGGGTAACACCGCCATTGGGAGCATCGCTCCTGAGAAGGTAGGTCATGTACGTGGAAACCGTTGGGACACAAGGGTTTCCGTGGCGCGAGGACAGTAGAATTGCACGGCTGAGAGCTTACTTGCGGCGGCGCTTCTTCGTTGTGACATATCAGAGGGTGGACTATGCGCCGATGGCTTCCGGAGGGGAGCGGTCGGCGCTTTTTGTTTTGCCTGCCATGCCGCTGGCCGCCCGAAAAGGGGGCGACCGGCGTTTTCGCACGGAGCAGCCGCGCCGCACATCCCCTGTCAAGCCGAGACGGCCCGCAAAGGCCGCCTGCTTCCCATAAGGGATGGAGAGGGTGCCGGCCCCCTCCATCCCGTACCTCTTTCCGGCAGGGCCGAGACGGCCCACAGCACACCTGTACAGCACGCGCGGCTCCGCGCCGCGGCGTTTGAGAGAGAACACACAAGGAGTTGTGCGCTCAATATCCGAACTCGAGATAGTGAGCGTATTGTTCCCCGAAATGTTGAAAGTCAGCACGAGCCTGCGTCCTTTATCCCCATCATCGTACACATAAACCGAGTTGACAAGCGTGTCGATGATACGCCGCTGATACTCAACATCTTCTATATCACCCCTCTTGAACGATTCGAGCCAATACATGATTCGCTCCTTCGTCAAGAGGGGCTTTTTCATTTCCTCCCGGGCAATCTGCCCTTCGAGGTCTCTGCGTTCTTCTTCCAGCTCCTCAAGACGTTCCTTCGTTGTCGGTGTGATAATGCCTTGCTCTATTGCGGACATGAGGTTCTTGATTCTCTTATTGGTCTCCTTCAATCGTTCCTGTAAACCTATGAGAACGGAGGTATCTTGAAGCTCCTTCTCAATCAGCTCCATAGCTCGAGTGGATATTTTCTCTATGTTTTCATCGGTGAGTACCTGTTGCACCGTGAACTCAACGACAGTCCGCTCGAGCCATTCTTTTTTCTCGACCTTCTTCTCGCAGTTGTGCTTTCTCTTACGATTCACACACTTGTAGTAATGGTGAACCTTCCCGGTCTTTGAAGTGCCGCTCTCACCCACCATAGGCTCGCCGCAGTGACCGCAGAAGACCTTCGTAGTTAGTAGATAGTCCTCTATGGCTTTGGCTTTTGCCCGGGCTGTGTAGTTGTGCCGGAAGGTTGCCTGTACTTTATCAAACAAAGTCTTGTCGATGATGGGTGGTACTGCGTCCTCCAAGACTACATCATCGTATCGGTACACTCCGATGTATTTATCATTCCGCAGAATCCGGGACAGGCTGTTCTTATTAAAAGCATTTCCTCGGGAGGTCTTAAACCCATGCTCATTCAGCCAATTCACAATCTGCGTTTTGGACTTACCCTCTGCGTACATCGTGAAGATGGTTCTGACGGCTTTTGCACCCACTGGGTCAATCTCATACTGACGGTCGTTTCCTATCTTATATCCAAGCACAGGACTTCCCATAGCGATACCGTGGAGAGCGTTCTCTTTCATACCTCGCTTGATACTCCGGGCAAGATTCTCGCTGTAATACTCCGCATATCCCTCGAGGACTGATTCAAGAATGATTCCTTCCGGGGTGTCCGGCATTGGCTGTTTGGCGTAGAAAATCTTCACACCATTACGTTTGAGCTTTGCTTTGTAGATGGCACTGTCGTATCTGTTCCGGGCGAAGCGGTCAAGGGTGTACATAATCACAGCGTCAAAATGCCCCTTCTCGCTGTCCTTGATAAGCCGCTGGAAGCTCGGTCGGTTGTCTGTCTTGCCGGAGATAGCCCGGTCGATATATTCGTCTACGACAATGAAGTCGTTCTTGAGGGCAAACTCGTGACATTCACGAAGCTGTCCCTCGATTGATTCTTCTCGTTGGTTGTGGCTCGAGTAACGAGCATATATTACCGCTTTGATAGTCTCACCTCCAATATCTTCTTTCTATATATCAAAGCGAAGGGAATGACCTTATCACACCGCCGCAGTTGTTCCCTTATCCCCCTCAAGCTCCTCACGGTTCTCAAATTCATAAGCCATAGACATGAACTCATGCTTCGCTCGCCGGGACAGTCCCCGGTAGATACGAAGAATGTCCTCCTCGTCTTCGTTGGCTGGTTTGGTCTCTGGTAAGTCTTCCTCGTCTGCGAAGAAGTCCATGACGGAACACTCAAGCAATTTTGCCATTTCCAGCATTTCGGATTCCTTCGGTAATGACCCTTTAGTGTTGATGGCTGTTGCGAAAGAACTTGAACCCTTAACAGCTTTGACAATGGCGGTCAGATTCGTGCCTTTTTCAGCACAGATACGATTGATATTCTCTGCGAATGTCATAGTGATTCCTCCTCTGCAAAAAATAGATTCGTAAAAACCGAATTTTCCTATTGACAATTCGCATAATAAGAATTAGAATAAGAACATGAAGTTCGGAAAATGCGAATTGACAATAAGAAAGCGACCTCTCGAAAATGGCAGTTTTCGGGAAGTTATAGTTATTGATGGTCTTATAAGAATAATAACAATAATTCGCCTATTTGTCAATGCCAATTCTGATTTCAAGAATTTATATCGTGAAGGAGGTAAGAGATTCGTGGACATTAAAGAGAGAATGGCAAATGTGGGAATGACACAGGTAGACATGATACTGGAATTGCAGAAGCGAGGTTATGCAGTTCAGCCGCCTATGATGTCAAGTATTCTCCGAGGGGTTTATACCTATCCCAAGGCAAAGCAGATTCTCGCTGTTTGCAAGGAAATTCTCAAGGAACGTGAGAATGAATGAGCCTGTCAGAAGTACAGGTAAATGACCTCGCAAGACCCTTAGTGGGTATCATCACAAAGTTTTACGCAGACCCTAAGAATGAGGAGGATTTTCAGAAATGGCTACGCAATGTAGAGGAACGAAAACAAAAAGAATCAACAGACATAAGCTCGCTGTGATTCAAGCATATATCATCATCGGTACGCTGGTACTGATTGGCTTTATCGGTGGTCTTGTCGTAGGACGAGCTACCGCTCCGAAGAAACAAGTTACCGTAACGGAGACGGTTGAAGTTCCTTCCTACGAAGCCGATTCCCTCCCGGTTGCCGAAGAAGTTACATATTTCGATGTACCACTTTCACACAGCTTGCAGAGATACATCTACGAGGTGTGTGCGGACGAAAATGTTCCAGTGTCACTCATTATCGCAATGATAGACCAAGAGAGCAAGTTCAACCCGGAAGTGGTTAGTAAGACCGGGGATTACGGTCTCATGCAGATTAACACCATCAATCACGAATGGCTGGCAGAGGAATACAGAACAGCGGATATGCTCGACCCATATCAGAATGTTTTCTGTGGAATCAAGGTCATTGGTTCGTACATTCAGAACTACAATGACTACGGTTTAGCTCTGATGGCATACAACATGGGTGACTACGGTGCTAAGAAAGCATGGGAAAACGGTATCAAATCCACCTCATACAGTGAGAGCGTTCTTGCTCTCATGCAAAAGTATGAACAGGAGGTGAATGTAAATGCCACAAATGCTGACGCTAAGTAACGGCAGACCCGAAACAATCCTATCCCCGAAGGATTTTGAGGATTTGATTGATAAGCACATGGGTATGGACTGTGCGAATTACTATCAGAATCAGATAGAACAGCTTTCAGAACTCATTCGAGACCTTGACAGTTATGTAGACGATAAAGACGTTCACTCGACCGTCAAGGAGGTGCTGAAAGAACATGGCTACTAACCGAAAAATCGGTAACAGTTTTGAGACCGAGTTCTGTGAGCTACTGTTCCAGCACGGATTTTGGTGTCACAACATGGCGCAGAACGCCGCCGGGCAACCAGCAGATGTTATCGCTGTTAAAGGCAAAACAGCGTACCTCATTGACTGTAAGGTGTGTTCAAACAACCGATTCCCTCTCTCGAGAGTGGAAGAAAATCAGCACTTTGCTATGGAAACATGGAAAGCCTGTGGAAATGGCGAGGGCTGGTTCGCACTCAAGGTTGAAGACGAAATCATTATGATTCCTCACTTTTCAATGGTGGCTCTCTCCTATGAGAAGTCAGCTCTAAATCTGACAGACATTCGAGAGTATGGAACGCCACTGGAAAGGTGGTTGAAGAAATGCTGATTGAAGTCTCAAACACACTGACGGTCGAGAACCCTACCCCGGAAATGGTGCTGTGGTGTAAGAGAAATCTCACCATACCTAACCCGGACTATGCGAAAAAATCTCGCATGAACTTATGGCTCGGAAACACGCCGAAAGTCCTGTCACTCTATGAGACCAGAGGAACAACGCTGGTGCTTCCGTTCGGAACACTCCGGCTACTCCCGAAGGACATATCCGATAAGGCACTGTTCTTGAGCGAATTTGCCGCCCCTGTGGAGGTAAATTATAACGCCGATGTTCCACTCTATGACTACCAAGAAACCGCCGTACAAGCGATGGTAGCCGCCCGGTATGGGATATTACAGAGTGCCGCCGGAAGCGGTAAAACGCAGATGGGTATTGCCCTCGCCGCAAGGCTGGGACGGCGTACATTATGGCTCTGCCATACACTCGACCTTATTAAACAGAGTAAGGAACGAGCCAAGCTCTATATGAGCGAAGACCTCATGGGTACTATCACGGAAGGAAAAGTCAATCTCGGTGAGGGAATCACCTTCGCCACGATTCAGACCATGTGCAAGCTCGACCTCGCACAGTACCGGGACTACTGGGATTGCATAATCACAGACGAGGTACACAGGGTCAGCGGAAGTCCTACCGCCGTGACACAGTATCAAAAAGTGCTGAACAGTTTATCGGCACGACACAAATACGGTCTGTCAGCAACGGTACACAGGTCAGACGGAATGATTCGAGCTACCTACGCCCTCGTTGGTGAGGTCGCTTACAAAGTCCCGGACGAAGCTGTGGCTGACAAGATTATGAAAGTGGGTATCTACCCTGTGGGTACAGGGGTGCAGATAAGCCGGGAAGCCCTTAACACGGACGGAACGCTGAACTACACAAAGCTCATTACCTATCTTACCGAAAACGCCGCCCGGAATCAGCTCATTGCAGATTCCATTGAGCAGAGACCTTCTCTGATTCTGTCGGACAGGCTGAATCACCTCGAAACATTGATAAGTCTTCTCCCGGCTGATATGCAGAAGGACGCTGTAATGATAAGCGGCAAAATGACAACCAAAAAGGGCAAGGCTGAACGAGAACAGGCTCTTGAGGACATGAGAAGCGGCAAGAAGAAATACCTCTTTGCTACCTACTCACTGGCGAAGGAAGGACTGGACGTACCACGGTTGGAGCGTCTGTACCTCACCACCCCACAGAAGGACTACGCTGTGGTGACACAGAGTATCGGGCGTATCGCTCGTACCTTCGATGGAAAGTCAGACCCTATCGCTTACGATTTCGTAGACGATATAGCTTACCTCGTGAAGTCCTATAAGAAGCGATGTACGACCTATCGAAAGAACGGTTGTTACTTCGTAAAGGAAGGAGGGACAAGCCCATGCGATTGATTTCTTATGACTGTGAGGTCTTCGCCTATGACTGGCTCGTAACCCTCAAGGATAAGGAAACAGGCGTTTACACCTGTATTTGGAACGACAACGAAGCTCTGAAAATGGCATTGTCCGACGATTGTATCTATGTCGGTTTCAACTCGAAACACTACGACCAGTACATCATCAAAGCGATTGCCGCCGGGTTATCCCCGGAGGAAATTAAAAGGGTCAACGATTTCATTATCGCCGGAGGGCAAGGCTGGCAGTGTCCGCTTCTCGATGGTATCTACTTCCGTTTCAGCAACGTGGATATTCGAGACGATACGCAACAGGGTTTATCCCTTAAAGCTATCGAAGGACACCTCGGTATGTCGGTTAAAGAATCCAGCGTACCGTTTGACATTGACCGTCCTCTCACCCCGGAGGAAAAAGCCGAGACGGAGTTCTATTGGTATAAGCATTTGGGACGAACCAACACCTGTAACAAGGAAGGATTCACCCTCGCTGATTTGAAGGAGCTTCTGCTTCTTCTCAAGGAAGACTTGAAGGAGGAATCGTAATGCAGTTAGCAGAAAAACAGGAGTTGGTACGGCTCTTGAACCTGTACCAAGCTGACCTTCTCATGGACAACGACAACAATATCCGGGAAGCCGCAAAGCACTCGGGTAAGAAATGGGAAGGTACTTACAAAACTGGTGTGAAAGCCCAGTACGAACACGCTCGTGTCATTGCCGCAAAGCTGTCGGTAGAAATCGGCAAGTCGGTAAAATCTTACTACGAGCTGTAAAGGAGGACACTGTTATGAATATGGTTTGCAAATGCGGCGGCAAGGAGTTCTTCACCGAGGAACACGGCAATCAGACAGGGCTTTACTGCTCCGCTTGCGGTAAGTGGCAGAAATGGCTCAAGAAGGACGAGATACGACTTTTCAATCATGGTGTCAAAGTAGAGAACGCTTTTCTGCTGGAACGTCTCAAGGCTCGTATCGAGGAAAGCGCAATCAAGGTATCTACCGTCAAAGCTCCGCACACCTACATGAAAGCTGTCGGCACGAGGGAGCTTGAAAAGATTCTCGAGGAGGAGTTGGGAAATGAAGACACGAAATGACATACTTGCAGAATACGTTCGCAGTCGTTACCCCGAGATTGAGAAGACCTTCGATTTTGCCGCCTACTCTGCTGGTGTGGCTCTCAAAGAGTTCGGCAGATGTATCAAGGAAGCGTTCGGGGGTACTGATAAGGAGGTAGACGATGTTTGCGATTCAGAACATTAAGACCGGGAAGTTTTTGTATGGCACAGACTACCGATACCGCCCTCCTCACCAGCGTACCAGCAATACGAAAATGCTTACTTACAGCTCTATCGCAGAAGCCGCACACGACTTTTGGGTTAAGAGGAAGTGCGGTAAAGATTACAGAATCGTTGTGTTGAAATCTGTTGAGGTTAAGCGAGTGATTGACTACTACGAGAGTAAAAACTTCATTTAACACAAAACGGATAAGTATTTATCAAAAACGACATTTACCAAACTGTCTGAAAAGGATTGAAAAACAATCTTTTCACGAGAACGAGTTATTCTTATTATTACAGTAGTTAAAGTAGCTGTTCTCAAGGTATTGCGTGTAACTTCCTCTATATAGAAAAATCCCTATATATAGAAGTTATACGCAAAAACCGATTTTCAACTACTTCTACTACTGCAATAAGAATAAGAAGAAAGGAGACTGAAATGGATATAGATAAGCTGTTAGCAGACAGTTCCGAGGAGACTGTTGCGACTAAGGAGACTGTTTCCAGCGAGGAGACTGCAATCAGTCCCCGTACCGGGAAACCGATTCAGAAGAAATATGCACCGAAAAAGAAAGGTAAGCCCCGAGGAGGTAATAACTGGTTGAAGCCGGAAAACATCGCTCCGGGGCTTGAAGCTGGTGATAACACGAAGTTCCTCTCCGTCAATATGGCTTTGATGAATATGCCGGACATTGACATGGAGAATCCGTTGGAGGTGCAGCAGAGACTTTCCGACTATTTTGCTTTGTATGCACAGTATGACATGAAACCTACGGTTGTAGGTATGGCGATTGCATTGAACGGACACAACAGACAGTGGCTTTATGCGGTTACACATGACGTACCGGGAGGTGGTGCTGGATATAAGATTGCGTTGCCGCCCGAGGTAGCCAACGTAATAAAAAAAGCGTACTTTTTGCTCGAAAATTTGTGGGAAAACTATATGCAAAGTGGCAAGGTCAACCCGGTAGCTGGTATCTTCCTCGGCAAGAACAACTATGGCTACCAAGACAAGACCGAGTACGTTCTCACACCGAACCAGCAGAACGACAACGACTATTCCGCTGATGAAATCAGAGAACGCTACATTGCAAGCGACCAGCAGAAGCGACTTTCAGCAAGCAACTCTGACGAGGACACGAGCGACTAAGCGACTTTCGCCCATGCTCCGACTTTCCGACTATCAGCCGAGCGACTTTCGACTATGAAACTGCTCCGGGATTTCCCGGGGCTTTTTCTATGCAAAAATTCACGGAAATTTTCAGAAAATCAGCCGGACACGGCACTCACCTCTTTACCTCTTTAATGCATTAAAGCGAAATGCACCCCGGGCGGCGTGGGTGAACGTGTCCGGCGGCGTTCCTTCTATATAATGCGAATTTTGCGCCCGGTGCAATTCGTAAATTTAGAATTTAGGTGTTGACAATTCGTATAATAAGAATTAGAATAACAATAACAACACAAACAAGATAAACAGCCAACACGAAAAAGATAAATTTTTATCTGAAAAGTATTGACAAACAATCTTGAAAGTGTTATTGTATAGTCAAGGCAAGACAAGAAACAACACTAAAAAGATTATATGGAGGTTTTCAAAATGAAAAGATATGAATTAGCACCGAACGGAACACAAAAAAGTTTCTATGGAAAAGCCGTTGTGGAAATTGACAACGCCGGAAATGAAACGCTTTACAGCTATAACACCCCTATTATAAAGCGGCTTGTAAATGGTTCACTTGTTAGGTTGTGGGGCGGTTGGAGTAACACAACCGGGAAACATATAAAAGCGTTTTGCGGTTTGAATAAAGCCGGGTTTATGGGGCTTGAACACGAACCAACGCCACAAGAAAAAGCGGCGGCGTATAACGGTACACTTTACAGATGATAGAACGGAGGAAAAGAAAATGAAAGTTAAAACCACAAGAAAAGCTATTGTAAACGGTTCTTATAATGTTAAATGCGCCGGGTATTGCGATTTGTCGCACTTGTTAAATAATCATTCGCCCATTGCGTACACTTGCGGCGTGTACGGTTGGAATTTTGACGTTTACGAGGTTTACGGCGTTACGATTTGTACAGGTTATAGAAATATGCCGGGCGCAAGGCTTCAAAAAATTAGTGAATACGAGGAAAAAGCCCGGGCTATTTTGAGTTGGGAAGACAAACGCCCATTTGAAGAAAAGCAAATAGCCGTTGAAAACCTTTTGAAAGAATTTTGTAAATTGAATGGGGGCGTTATTTATGAATAAATACAGCTTTACGAACAACGGCAAAACGTGGGAACGTATCACGAAAAAGCAAGCCCGGGCGGCTTATAACAACGGTTTAACCGTTCTGTTTTGCCCGGTGAATATGCGCCCCTTTACGCCGTGGCATTTAGAAATTGACGTAAACAAGAATTTTGAAGGTTATAACGGTGTTTCTTTTGAAAAAGCCGTGAACGCTTTTGAAAATTATAATTGCACCGACAACGAAACCGGGCGTTATACGGCGTTTTATATCCCGGTTGTAACGATTGACAGATTCACCGGGGAAACGCCCACGGCGTACACGTTGGGAACGGTCAAACAATATGATTATAGCGTTATGGAGGGTTGAAAAATGAAAAGATTTGAAAGTTTGTGCAATGAATACCGGGAAAATAAGCGTTTAATTGAAGAATTGCAAGCTATGAACGATTCTATAAAATCGGATATTCTTGCAATCATGGGAAACGATGAAACGCACGTTGAAGGGGCGGCAAAAGCCACTAATAAAACAGTTGTTTCAAGTCGTTTTGATTCAAGCGGATTCAAGAAAGAATACCCGGATTTGTTCACCGAATACAGCCGGAAAACAAGTTATAAGCGTTTTTGTGTTCTGTAAAGGGGGGTTTATTATGACGCATTATAAATTTGTTTCGTGGGACATTCCCGCATTTGAAACGATTTTAACCGGGCGTATTCCGGCGGCGTTGCTTGCCGCTGATAATGGAAATTTACAGCCGTTGAAGGATTTACACATTGCAACACAAACCCCGGTTTATAAATGTTCCGGTTGGTGTATTCCTTTTGCGGAATATATGCGCCGCTTTTGGGTGAAAACAAAATATTACGGCATTATTGAAATGTACGCATTGAACAAAACAGATATTAGAAAAGAGTTGAAAAGTAATGTAATTGAAATTATGGAGGTTAAAAAGAATTGATAATATTGTGTATTTTAATTTTTCCGTTCGTTGTGTTAGCTGATTTATTAAAAATGAATAAATGATTTTACAGCCCCGGTTATATGCCGGGGCTTTTTTG